CTATTTTTTATACTTGAACTTAATGGAAGGAATCTTATATTTACGGTGTCATAATTACTTACTTCTTTAGTTATAAACACCCAAGTGCTTGCGGACTCCTTATACAAATAAATAGGCATCTCAATTGCACCATCATATGTGAAATTTCTCAATGAGGGGTCTGTTGAAGTCACACTATTAAAAAGTATATGTACTCTTGCAGTTTGACTAGATGTTCTTTGTACAAATTCAAAACTGACAGGTGAGTCAAAATATTGTTTGGTGATTTTTAATCTGAATACTTTACGATACCCTGCAACACTTTGCTTTCCTGCACTATCACATGTAATGTCTGGTATTCCATTTAATCCAGTATGTTGATGGTTGAGTAAGGAATATGTATTGTTATGGTTATGATTAATATCTGACTTACTATCCAATGCTGATTGAAGATTAGTAATATTGCTGATACTGTGACTGTGACTACTGTTAGCTTTACCACCCAAAGCACTAGTTACAACCTTATTCTGCACAGGATTAGTTGATGAACTACTCAATGAACTATCAACAACTGTTTTATTAGCTTCTGTAGCAATACCATCAAGTTTAGATTTATCCTCTTTAGACAAAAAACCATTTGCTGATGAAGATGCAGAAGCATGACTATGATTTACATTTGCTTTACCTGAAATGTCTTGATGTGTTACTTTATCCAATGGTAACTTACTGATTGTTTTCAACTTATTTGTTGCATCCGTTACTGCAACTTTGTTAACTGATGTAATGTCACTGTTCAATGCCCCATCATTAACCAAACTACCATGACTATGATTAGATGCTGCTCTTGAAGTATCCACAGGATGCACATGATCTGCCCTTGCAATATAATCACTACTCCCTGCTGATTGAGTACCATTCATCTTAACTCTAGACGCTACATTGTTATATTTTGTTTTTAAATACTGAAAAATATTTGTTTTTCTTATCTTTGCCATAATAAATCAACTCCTAAAAAAAAAATAATATATACAAAATTAAAAAAAATAGAATAAAAAGAATTTAAATTAAATTTTATTAGATACTAACCTAAATTCAATACAATCTCATCATTTTCAATAGCTAAACTAACATCTGATTTACGCACATACCCTGACAAGTCCAATCTAACAGGATCTAATTTTTTCCAATCATACTGATAATTACCCTCAGTTCCGCTGCGAATAGTACACCATACCTGATACTCATCATCTGTTTGAGGATCAGTTTCTGGAACAAGATATAACTTGTTCATAGTTGATTTATTAGGTGTTGGTTTAGTTTCAACAGGCACTATCATATCAACATGCAATAGAGATTGTATTGTATTATCTACAGCCATATTAATTGTTGATTGGGTTGCATTTGCAGCAGTCCCAATATTCGGATGTGCTACAGGGTCTAATACTTCACTAGTAGAATGTGTATGTCCTGCATTAGCTTTTAATTCTAATGCATCATAAACTGCATTAGATGTTACAGCATTATTATTGTTATCTTGAACTGTATCAACAACAGTAGGGATTGTTGGTGTGTTACTTAAATCATCATAATCTCCAGTTGTTGCGACAGTAGCAAGGCTGGATGAATCTGCTTTATTATTTAAACTATCTTTAACTAATTTTTCTGATGGGAAATTATTGTTAGTAGGTGTTGTACTCCACTTACTAACTTTATTGCTTTTATCTTCTTTACCAGATATGTCTTGATGTTGAGTAATAAAAGGATTGGACCCATCACCATCATTGGCTAAGGCAGATGTTTTTGTTGGTATATCATCTACATCAGCTTTATTTTTTAATTCATCATGCATGCATTTTGCACTAGGATATTGGGTGTCAGTAGATGCTGCAGAAATACTGGTTACTTTATTGCTTTTATCTTCTTTGTTTTTTGAAGCTAACCACTGCCCAATATTTAATCTTATTTCTGAGTTTTGGTTTGTTTCCGGCATAATTATTATACTCCTTTTAAAAAATTTTTTTTTATTTGAATACTATTTCATCACCAATCATATAAACACTTTTTATATAGCCTTGTTCTTTGAGAAATTTATTCAATTGATTATATGTAATGTACTCTCTTATCTGTTCCTTAACATATTCATGTACTTGAACTTCATTTAGAAATGGTAAATAAACTGAATCAATAAGGACTCCATTACTAAAAATATGAAGGCACCCCTCATCAAAAAGAATATTATCTACTTTAGAGTTTATATGCTGAAAGATTTCTACAAAAATATCTTTACTACAATCGTCATAATCACTGTGATGTTTTCTAGAATACTCACTTTCCACTAAAGGAATAGTAATTGCATTTGTAAGGATTAAATCCCCACCATAAACGGTTATTTTAAAAAAACTAGTTTTCAAACATGATGATGGAACAATACAATTACAATTAGATTCAGACCCTAAATGTATGGTTGTTTTGTTGTCAAATGCATCTGTGAAAATAGCAAATTTATCTACATCCTTCCAAATGTCTCCTTCGATTGTGAATTTTGCTTTGATTATATTTTTGGAATATCCTACAATTGGTTCTTTATCTGTTCTTTTGAGGCGCTGATTTTCAGCTTTTAATTGTATTTCTATCACAAAGTATCATACCCCCCACTCCTTAATAATTAAGATTAAATTTTATAATACTTCAACAATTTTCTGAGTAAAGGAAGAATTTACTCCATCATAGCCCATACTAAATGCAGACATGAGGTAAGTTCCTTTATCCAATTTTATTGTTAGTTTTTCTGATTTACCATTATTATCTGTTGTTCTTACATATGGCACCCCATTTATTACAAGAATCAAATCTCTATTATTTACCTTAAACCCTGGTTTATCACAATATAATTTGGCATAAATACCATTACCCGAACCGTGCAGTATTTGAATTTTAGTTCCATCTTCACCTTGATTATCACTCCACCTGCCTATTTTGATACGTAAACTATTCCGATAATATTTTTCAGCAAGTTCGCCTGAAGAAGATTCCACAGAAGCTAAACGCTGATTCAAAAGTGTGCCTTGATAAGCAGCTAAAGCTTCACCTCCTATGAAATTAGGTGCTGTTAAATTATTTCTTGTTTTCACATGCCCATACTCTGATTGATTCCCTACACCATACTCATTTGCAGTTGAAGCATGATATTTCCCACAATATTTTGAATCATGATTATGATTCCTTAATGCAAAAGAAGCACTATTCAAATCATTTAATTTTGTAGCATTAATCACAGTATCTTCAGCAGCATTAGCAAGTATATTATTTAATTCATCAGGTCTTACATAACGTGTATCTAATTCTTCAATTGCATCAACCAAATCTTGCAATTGTTGTTCTTCACAGATTACTACTTGATGAACACGATTTCCAGAGTCGTCATAAAAATTCACATCAGCACCAATAATATGGCCTTCATCATCTCTACTTGTAACATTTGTTTCAAATTCCATTTAATCAGCTCCTATGTTTTGAATTCCATGTAATTTGGTTTTATATAACATTGTTTTCTAATATTCTCACGTGTGGCATAATATCCAATACTTATTCCCGCATCATCCAGACTTGGAGTGTACACTACTTCAAGAATATCATTTAATGATAATATTGTAGATTGATCATCAATGTTCACTACAGGGAAACATAATTCATTAGTATTATAATCCATTGTGAAATCATTGTCTTCTATGATTTCTTCACCATTCAAAAATATATCTCTAAGCGGATCTAATGCTGGAGCCCTTAATGGAATCTTACGATTATTTAACATATCTTCTGTGATTTGTATTGTTTCTTTGAAATAATCTAATATTAATGGCATTTCTTCATTTGCCAAGTGGTCAATGAATAAAGGATTATATTTAATAGTTAATGTTCCCGGGGCAATTGTTTGAAGAACATTACTGAAAAATGTTAATTTATCATTCTCATAATCAAATGTGAAATCATACCATTCACCATAAATTTTTGTTTTACCCGTGATTGGTTGTAGTGTACATTCTATTATTGGATATGCTGGAGATGATGTGAATTCAAACCCATCAAAGAATCCAGGAACATAAACTTCATTTTCCATGTATCCAGTAACATATATTTGATGTTCTTTTAATGCTTCCACAGCACTTGGATGATCAATTAAGTATTTGCGATTTTGACTATTCGTTTTACCTGTGACTTTAATTGCATCTATCTCATTTAACCATGTAAAGTTTTGTATGTCTTTAGGTTCTATGATTACAAAATGCTCCATTACTTCGCAGTTTCTAATAATTTCCGCTTCACAAGAAACGGACGGTTCTACTTTAAAAGGGGCATTTACTTTAGCCCACGCATTAGCTCCCAACATTGCACTTGTTTTTGGGAAGTAATAATGCGTTCTCACATACATCTGTTCAGGAATATCTGTCTCTAATTCTACACGCATATACTCGATGATGGGAGTATCATTAATCTTAGTTCTCATACGAACCTTAATAAAAGTCATACAATTAGGAATATTGAAATATAATTGATTATTAGTGAATTTTGTCCAATTTCTCCCATCATTACTACCCCAATATTCCAATTGAAGATTACCATCACTTGCTTCTCCAGTATCAATTGCATTTATCCTAACCCTTTTAACAGGATTACTGAATATAGGTTTCAAATATAACCATTCATCAGTATTAGTAATATAACCAGTTTTAAACTCCCTAATATGTGCTTGAAATGCAAAATCCTGCGGAGCATATTTTCCCTGATGATATTCCACATCATCATCTTTCCCATACTTTATCCAAGTCATACCATTGTTGAAAGTAAAAAATGCATCCCCTTCTGTATAAACATCAGCATGACAATGTTTGTTCCAACCACCTAACCAATAGGTGTGTGTTGGATGACTTAATGGAGATAAAACTACAATAGCATAAGTTTGACCTTGTTCAACAGTACATGGATGATCAAATGGTATACTAACAATATTTGGACTAGTATTGATAAATCTTATTTCTTGCTCGGCAAGGACTGAATATTTTCCATCATACCCGCAAGCCAATTCTTCAGGATATACTACTCCATCTTTTTCAACTGTTTTACGTATTTGAACAATTAGTGGTGAAGCAGTATTATGTTTATCTTGACCTTCATTAACTTTAATATTCAACACAACAGATTCAAGCAAACCCGTTTTTTTAGCTTCAAATGTTTGAGCTCTCCCAACACTAGGTATTTCATTGTTTAATTGATTTTCCAACCAATTAGGTCTTGTTTCATAATGTCTATTTCGGTCAAAACCAACATACCAATGTTCATTAGCTATCATGTCCCCACCAATAATCTTCCCTGATGAATCTTTCACAGCCCATGGACTATAGTTTCTAGTTGATTTATCTACAGATGAAGTAGTTTGTTTTTTTACTTTTGCTTGATTGATTATTTGACCATTATCAATAATAGATTCAATAGCACATGTAGTTTTTGCTGTATCAATCAAACTTAAATCACTGAAATCAATTTCTACTTCTTTACTTGTTGAAGAGTCAAAAACAACATCATTATTACTACTTATTTTGTACCCATAACTATTGTTTGAATCTACTGCAATGGGACTGAATCGTTTTCTGTTTACTGCAGGGGTTTCATATTTCACTTTTTCTATTTCTTGTTTCAACCATTCATCATTCATACATATTTGCCTTAGCATTTGAACAGTGATGTCTTTTTGTTCATCGAAACTGGTTAAACCAAGGTTTTTATATTTTGCAGGACAGTTTGCCATAATTTATCTCCTTCATATTGTTTGAACAATTATTTCATCATTATTAGGATCTGAATTTGAACTATTTTTAATATATAAATCCTTAGTATTTTTATTATAGTAATAGCTTCCAGGAGTTAATTCTGCAATACTTGTTTTCCTTACATATCCACTATTCGTATTGTTTTCAATTACTCCTACAACAGTATTTGGTTCATAAATCCGATAAACATTATTTTCTTCATCAGATACTTTCCAATTTCCACGTACACTACCTGTTCCCATTTTGAAATAGTAATCTAAATGAACAGTACTTGTAACATTATCTAAAATTGATGAAATTATTGTATATGAATCATGACTTACTAATCTATCACATGCAGTTTTAACGCCAATTTCAGTAGTATCTTGTATTTCCAAAGCTGTGAAATCTGCCGATAAAATAATTTGTTTGTTTATTAAATCCACCTGTGTTTTACAGGTTTTCTGTACTGTTTGCATGGATAACTTTTCATCAGATTTACGAGGGTTAGCAGTTCCTTTTCCCAGGCAAATATATTTTATTGGTTCAAATTCTTCATTCAACCATCTATTCATGAAGAATGCTTCACCACGAAAAGTAATAAGATTAGTCCTTTTGATTTCCAATATTTCATTTAGGAACATTGATTGCAAGTGTACCTTGAAATAATATTCTCCATTCACATTAATCATACGAATTTCAACTCCATTGTTTGATTGTTAAAAGTAATTTTTGCATTTGAATGTAGAGTAATTAACTCCAAATCCGAAGTAGATTTCGTGTCTAAGTTCAAATGCAAAATTTTCGTCAAAGGCATTAAATTTTGTAATCTTGCACTTAAATTAATAGCATCTTCCATATCAATGTTAGATGGAATTTCATTATAATCAAAAGTGAGATCATAATCATTTGGAGTAATATTATATTTCCCTCTAGCATATTTACAAGCCATTTAATCTTCCTCCTCATCTATTTCAATAATTAAAACATCCAATTCATTAGAATCATCATTCAACAAAATCATGTCATCATCTGTTAATTCTGTTGTGTCTAATGTATCTTGAAGCAATAATTGTTTATAATTTCCTGAAGGCACGAGAATCAAATCATTTGCACCATAATTTGACAAGTCATTAGGTATTTCATCAAGAATAATTACGTCTTGATGTTCTCCAGACCGAGTAATATCTTGGACAAGAGTTTCGACTTCAATTACTGTGAATGAGTAATTTTTTGTTGCTGCTTTGAAGAATGAATTTTCAACATATGATACTGTGCATGTGTATAATCCAAGTCCTGGATTAGTAAATGTTTTTGAATATATTCCATTGTGATGATCAATATTAGATTGTGATGAGAATCCTATTTTGAGCACACCATATCCAAGAGCGAACCCGTCTTCAGTTTCAATAGTGCCTTTAACTGTGATAGTATCTTTCAATGAATAATATTGTTGCATATTATCAATTCTAATGACAACATTTGTTTTTACCACAGTTGTTGTTAATGTAATTGTTTTCGGTTCATACCCATAATCAGGAATATATTTTAATGTATATTCATGAACTCCTGTTGTCTGTGGAATGTAATTAAATTTATTTGTAGTGTCTATTGTTTCAAGTATTGATTTATTTTCAATTAGTTGTAGTTTTCCAGGAGCGATTTTGTTATTATGGTCTTTAATCTTGAATGATTTAATTAAAGCATGTATTTCTCTATTTTCTTCAGTTAAAACATTGGTTAATTTAGTTTCATTACTTACATTTGCAGTCAATGTTGTTGGCATTATTCCAACTTTTCTAGAAACAGTTTCAGATTCACAGCGGCAGTAATTTTTCCCATCATTACTTTTGTGGTCGTTATGTTTTACTTGGAAATTATGTGTATCTGTATCCATGAATGAAATATTGTTAAATGTGAAAACACCCTTTTCATTTGTTGTTACAGTTGACTGAAGTTCCTCATCAATGTATAAATCTATTTCTTCATTATCTATTGCAGTATCTTCTGTTGTAACGAGTTTTCCAGTAATGGTATATTTATCAGAGTAAATTAAATCTTCTGGAATGATGAAATTAGATATTTTTGTTTCGACCATATTATATTTTTTATGGACTTTAACATCTAATGAAGTGTTGACATTATTGTTGTTTGTGAATAATGTGTCTTTGGCATATAATAAACCGCAGTTATGTCTTAATGTAACATTTTGAAGATATAATTTTCTGTCTTGCATTACTCTGAAAAATGTAGGGGTTTCACACCATATGATTACATCATCATTTGGGCATGTGATGATGTTGGTGTCATTTGTGATTTGATATGCTTTTGATAATGAATGTTCTCCAGACATCAATGTGATGATGTTTTTCTCCCCATTTACGTTTGATAAAGCTTTATCCACTGTTTTGAATGCAGTTGTTTTTGTTGTTCCTTTGTTTTTATCATTTCCCCCTATCGGATTTACATACCAATCTGCAGTGTTACAGCCTCTTACAGTTATTAATATTTCTTCAGAAACAATGTCATTTTCACCAACTTCATAAATTCCTTTTGTAATTATTAGGTCTTGTTCTATTTCTTCAATGTTTTTGAATAATTTGAAATTGAATATTGCATTTTCATGATTGATATCATCAGTGTTTAATGTCCATTTTTTATCAGAATATAATATTAAATTCGGAACCACACTATTGTTGATATATGGGACAATTAAAAATGGTGTTTCAGAGTCTTCAAATATTTCTTCATTAATTAGATTATATGATTGAGTATTCCAGATTTCCTTTGCAAGACTGTCCAATACTTTAAAATCAAATGTAAATTTTTGTCCTTGGACTGGTGAGGGGTTGTTTACATTAGCTAGGAAGAATAATTGTTCATCATCTTTGTTGCACCATTGGTCTTTGTGTTCCCATCTTTGAGGAATCCATTCCCTATTATACTCTCCATCAACCATGTGTCTTTCAATATCAATCATTCTTGCTATTAACCTTTCACGATTGAGCATTTTAGCTTTTATCCCAAATAGTTTATAGATTTCTAATACTGGAAGTGGAGTGTCATGTAAATGTTCGATGTAATAGAGTATTCTTTTCAAGTAATGGTAATCATCTTCTGTTGTTTGGTTGTTGTATGGTGGTTCTGTTTTCGAATATTGACTTTCATTCACAGTAATGTATTGTTTTCTGGGTATGTTGTATAATATTCCAAATGCATCTAGGCTGTAGTCATGGTCATATTCATCACCATATCTTTGATTGTTTTCTGGGAATCCTTTTGTTAATGAATATTCTTCATATGTTTCCACATTTATTTTATATTTATCTTCTGGAATAATAGTTTGCGAGTATCCTTCATAAAGATACTCAAACTTATTAATTTCATCTTCATATTCAAATGTTTCAACATATATGACTTCATCAACTTCTTCCTTAAACTCTACAATTTTAGTAGTGCCATCATCCAGCTTAATTTCCTGCGAACTAATTTTAATATAATTTCTGATAATCTCAACAGATTTAATATAATCAAAACTAACATGGAAATAAATATCAAAATAATGAGGTTGTTCTTGAACTTTCCAAATCAAAAGATGTTTTTCCAATTTACCTGCAAGATAAACCTTAAACAAATCATTATTTATATCTTGCAATCGATTATTGAAAACTTTCTTAGTTTTAGTAAAATTACTCTCTTCTTTTTTATCCAAAAAGAAAGGATATTTTTTCAGCAAATATTCTAAACTTTTATACATGAAAATATCACCAAAAAATTCATTATTATTCCATTGTAATTTCAATAGTTCCTGCAACACTTTTCTCTTCATCATTAATTGTAATTGGTGCTTCAGGATAACTAAAATCAATATTTTTCAATTCTGGAATTTCATTATCTAAATAAACCGCCAATTTATGGGGGATGAAATCCTCACCTAACTTCATATTATCAATATATCTAGTAATGGTCGCAGTAATCTTACTAGCAATATCTGCTTTCTCATTATTACTGTAATGATTAATAGTATCAATATCAACATTGCAAACCGCATAAACATCAACAGTTTTTAAAATAGGTGCCATCAACACAATTGATTCTGTTTCTTGAGTCACATCATTGTTAATTTCATCATAAATTTTATTCAAAGTATATGGATCTCCAGGATCAACAACAATCTTAATAGTTCCTGTACCAGCCCAATTAGGAATCAATTTGTAACTATCAACACCATCAACACGTGCAAAATAATTGATATAAGCATAATGATGACCTTTCAAATGGACTTTAATCCAATTTTTAATTAAATCACGATAATCATCATCACCATAAGCATCACTACCTCCTGCAGCACTTGTTAAATTAGTAACACTAAAAGCAACAGGGATATTATCCACTCTTGACAAAACCTTTGTCAATGTATTCGCGGCAACTCTGCTTCCAGTTCCTGAGTTAATAGCAAAAGCTTGAACAGTACATTCAGTATTACCTGCAGCAAAATATATATCTTCAACAGTTTCAAAGATTACACCAGATTTACTGGTAACTTGAACACCTGCAGGTTCAGTAACATCAGAAGGCAAACCCCTATCTAAAGTAAATGTTAATTCAACACCAGCTTTAGTAGAGGTTGGTCTTGGACATGCAAATAGTTTACCAATAGCATCTAAATCCCTACCAGTAGCCCCGACAACAAGATTACCTGATTTAGTTGGAACCTCTACTTTTGAAGATAAATACACTTGATTGATAAATTCAAATAACTCAGCAAGACTTTCAGCATTCAAACTAGAATCCATCACAAACCAATTACTAATATCCTCACGATTTTCAATATAATCTAGGAAATTTTCATCAGAACTAATCAGATGATAATCTGACCCATCTTCTAATTTCTTCTTAAAAATTTCTTTGTAATGTTCCAATGTAGTTTTTTCAAAATCGTAATTACTCATAAATTAACACTTCCACTAATCACTTCATCGTTAATACTTGTAATATTGAAAAACACCCCATATTTATGAGCATTATTATCCTTATTATCAGTAACTATTATTTCATTAACAGTTTTGATTCTTCTCATTTCTTTCAAAACATTTTCACAATAATAAGCAATTTTCTTTTGAACAATTGTAGATTTTTTAGCTTTTGTTAGTTCATGAATTTTACAACCAAAATCTGGACTATATAATTCATTTTTCAATTCTTTATATCTAGTCATAATTGCAATATTTATAGCATTTCTTAAACTATCATGACCAGATACGATTTTAAAATCTCCATCTTCAAATTGTAAATCCCATTTATTGTTCCATTGATTCGGAGATATTTTAACATCCCTATGCAATGTTTTATTAAACTTATAATCATCTGATTCATAGTCAATGGGTAACATTTTTATTCACCCTCATCATTTATTATTTCATCAATTATTTCTTGTTTCATTTGGGCTATGAGGTCATCAACTTCTTTTTTAGTGTAAACTTCTTTCTTGGTGTAGATGTTCTCAATATCCGCATAATTCACTTCAGTATTATCTGCATGGAATTCTCCTTCAGTATATGTGATTCCAGCCATCGTATTTATTTTAATTTCACCATTACCTATTTCAATTCCCCATATGTTTGTTGCACCAATGTTCGTGAGTTTGAAATAATTTTGATCTGCTGGTTTAATACCCACAATATCTTCTGGATGGTAGTACCCTAACATTAACATTTCTTTAGCATCTTCATTTGAAATGTCTGCAACAAGAACATGTAATTGTTCTCTTGGAAGTATGCAAGGTTCTTTCAAAGTTTCACAAAAAGCATTTTCCCCTTCAGGGGTGAAAAAATCAATTAAACTACCTCCAAACCTATGAAACATTCTACAAAGAACGGGTTTAGTAATATTATTCAACTGTACTTCAGCTTTATCAAGGTACGGGTAAAATTTTAATAATTTACCAGTTCTAATTTTTGAAGCATCCACCGTTTTATTAATTGTTTCTTCAATTTTACGATCATCAATAATCTGATTAACTAATAATTTCAAGGGGTCATATTGTCTTTTATTGGTTAATGTGATGTTATTGGTAGTTCTCATGTTTCCACATCCTCAGTAGGGGCTTCTTCCTCTTCATCTAATTCTTCTTCATTTGAATCTTCATTCCATTCTCCAAGACTTGGAGGATAATCTACCAATGTGAGGTTTGTATTAAATTCACCATTCTCTGAAATTTCATGGTTAACAGCTTTGATATACATCCACATGTCTGTAGGATACGAATATAGTTTCACATAAACCCACCCAGGTTTATAGTGATAATCTCCAATAACTTTTAGCTCTATTTCATGCCCATTGTTTCTTCTGATTTTTGCCCATTCGAGGTTGGCGAAGCTTAATGCTTCATCATATGTTTCACAGGGTACTTCTTCGTATGATGTTGATGGAGATGTTGTTTCTCCACTATCTTCAGGAGATGTTGTATCATCAGTTGCTGTTTCTGCATCAGTAGAAGGAGTAGTTGTTGATGATGAATCCACATTATCTTCTTTAACAATCCTTTTAACTGCATCAGTTTCTTTTGGCTTTTCACCAAACCTGCTGATTAATGCTTTGTCATATAATACAATGTCATCTCCACCGGGCCAATGAACTTTCAAGATATTTATTGTATCTGGATGATAATCCTGAACACTAATACTATTCAAGTGAACATTTGTTCCTTCAATAATATTATTCTCCAAATGATCTCTTTCAGGTTCAGGAATTTTACGTACACGAACAGTATCTTGATCTACTGTGATTTCAATCTCACCATCCCAAAAATTAGCTACTTCTTTTATAGCATCTTTAATTGTTGAAGCTGATGAATCTCCACCATCTTCTGTAGAACCTCCACCAATAGCATTAACAACATTTTTTGCTATTTCTTGAGCTGAAGAACCCCCGACGATTTTTACTTTGTCTTTTAATTTTTGATTCATTTGTTTGAATGTTAAACCACGAATATTAGCACATAGCCTTGCTGGGCAATCTGCATCAGCACCAATAGGTCTACTACTGAAGCCTGGTTCACGCCCAGCTATTTGACTTGAAATGTCCCCCCGAATAGCAAACACGGCAAACTTAAAACTATTACCATTTTTAGCTGCACCGTAGTAATAGTCTGCGATTGAATATGTGCCTGCAGCTATAATGAACACTCCTATTTTGCCGGTCGCTCTTGAACTGTAAGAATAAGCCGCAAATGGATTAGGAGCAATAGCTAATTTTTCTACATTATGTCCTGCTTTTTGCAAAGCATCACATACTGCATTCTGCACCTTTGCATCATTACCATCATTTCTATCACAACCTACTACAACCTCTGACATATATAATCACCATTTTAACAACTAGGAAAATCTCCACAGACACGATCTTTATTATAATTATTCCAAACTTGACCCAAACTTCTTCTTGATTCACAACCTTCACAACCAGTTAAATCTGAAGCTATCCACTGACCAGCAATTTGCACTTCTGTCCAAAAATGATTAGGTCCATGAACAACTCTTGCAGTTAGTTTAGCTGCTTTAAAACAAGTACAAGTCAAACAACTAGTATCAGCACAGTTCAAATGACTTGCATTTTTCAAACAAGCTTCAGGATCACGAGGATAATTACTGCATGAATAAGAACTATATCTAATAATCGCTTTCAAAGCATTATGAATTGCTTCTGCTTTAGCTCTATCTCCTTTCTTTCCTTTAATAGCTTTTTTCACAAAGTCGTTGATTGAAGCATAGTTTCCACCAACCTCTCCAGAATCCCCATCCCCACTATTGACATTACTATAATCTATCACATCATCTTGTAATCCTGTAACATCAACATCAGGTTTTAAATTAGCAGTTTTAATCATTTCAGTAATGATTTCAGAACGTTTCATTTGAGTAAATTCAAATTGGTATTCTTCTTCAAGTGTTTTATCCATACCTGATAAACTAAGGCTAGTTAAACCATTATTGAATCTTTCTTCAGTAATGAATCCGAGGATTGCCGGAGGTAATTCTTTTAATACTCTTTTTTCATTATATTCCTCCCAATCTACTCTAAGTAACAATCTAACTCCAAGATAACATTGAGACAAATCTGTTTCGAAGTAAGGTATTTCACATGACCCACTATTAGACATATCTTCATAATCATGATCCCACCCTATAGAATGTAAATTTCTGTAATAATAAATTTCTTGGATTTCTCCTTGATGAAGTGTGAAACCATCTTTGTTTTCTTCAACATCATATGTTTCTTCATCTGTTTCTTTGTTACCTTCTTCTTTAACTTTATCTTTAACAGATTCTTCTTCATTGTTACTTGTATTGGGAACATAAGGCTCAAAGTTTTCTTCATCCGTCTTGTAAATTTCAAGGAGATATCTTGGAATAGCATATGCAGAAACCATCTTATTAACCTCCATTTTTCACAATAACCGTATCCAAGTTTTCCAATGATTCTTCACCAGGAATATTTGATTTTCCATTAGTAATAACTTCTTTGACAGATATTTGTAATTTCAAAGTGGTGGGAGTATCTTTCTGCCATTTAATTTGAACACTCGCTGTGAAAATACCCCCCAATAATGGACAATAAACCTCACATAGTTTATTGTTCAATCTAGTGAAAGTTTTATAATAAATGTCAGGATGATGAGGCTCAATAAAAATTGTAGTATAAAAAGTTCCTTCACGAGGAATAAATTTACCTCTTGACACAAAAGGCACCCCTAAAGCTATTTGAGTTTCGTTCAATTCCCTCATAGGTGTAGCCACATTAAGATCCCAATCATCAATGTAAAAAGCAAATCCCTCTATTTCAAGATTATGCTCACTATTAGGAATAATATGTTTATTCATATCAACCATAATTATCTAACCCCTCTAATGTTAACATCTTGAACTTGTCTTATTCCTTCTAATCCAAGAGTCACTATTTTTTGACATTCAGTTTGAGTTAAATTACGTGCATCTAACTGAAATGCACCATTACCAATATTAAATATAATAGTTTTATTAGTGTTTTGCATTTGTGGCATTATTTTACTTAGTAATCCCATACCTTGCAAAGCATTAGGATTAGGGATATTATTTAATCTTTCAAAATTGGTTCCAATACCTAGATTTGGTGAACCCCATGCACCAACTACTCTTCTTGAAGTGTCCCTTACAGTCCGTACAAGTAATGATGCTCCAGACAATACTTTTTGAACAGAGTATTCTCCTATTTCTTGACCCCACATTCTAGCAATAGCACCAGGGGAATGTGAATCTGCCCCCTCTTTAGCAGCAGCCACGGCTTTTTCTGCGGCTATTCTACATGCATCTGCTAAAGCACCACTACCATTTTTAACTGCTTGAACAGCATACCCCATTTCAGCTTGAGCAATATTTGCTAATTTGAAACTACCTTGAAAAGCAGCTCTAGCACCATTACCTGCATTTCTTGCACCTCCTACCATAGTACTTTGGAACACTCCCATTGCAGCTGATGCTTGAGCATGAACTCCCCCGGATAATCCACTCATACCTGATACAACACCTGCTTTTATACCTGCACCTATTCCATGTGCTGCTCCTTTGAAGCTTCCACCCATACTAGATAATGTTCCACGTAATTGATTTAAAGCCTTACGGACACTAGATAATATTCCTCCCACATCATTAACATTAGTGCCTTTTAATTTATTTAATTCCTTAGCTGCTTTTTTAATTACTGATACTGCACGTTGAACTTTACCTCCTGCACTTTGATTTACCTGTGGAATACCCTTGATAATATTAACAGAATTACCTACATTTCTAGAGGAAGTACCTATTCTAGCAACTTTAGTGTATAATCCATCAGGTACTGTAGGAACACTTTGCAATCCTATTAATTCAGTAGCTGTTTTTTGCAATACATTTTTAGCAGAAGTAATCTTTGCAGGTAACATTGATAGTGTAACAACATTAGGAATATTGGCTCCTTGCATTGCACGTACTGCATTACCAACTACTTTTGTAGCATCAGCTACTCTTGTTACTTTTGTTGCAATACCTGGGGGAACATTAGGAATGCTGTTGAATGTTGCTAATGTCCTAGCAGCATTTGTTAATGTGCTTTTAACATTATTCAAAGTAGAAGTGATATCTGCACCTCTAAATAACCCCCCTATTGCATTATCCCAATTCATATCATCCCTTAATGAACGCAATGAATTGATACTATCAGAAACTCCTTTCAAAGAGTCGCCAATATTTCTTAATTTACTACCCACATCTTGGGGGATATCCGGGAGATTACTAAAGTTTTTAAGAGCATCAGCAGCTTTGACAATATCAGATTTTACTTGAGTTAATGCAGTTTGAATATCAACCCCTCCAAATAAACCAGTGACAAAACCATCCCAGTTTTGACCATCACGAATACTACGTAATGCTCCAATACTATCAGAAACTCCTTTTAAAGAGTCCCCAATACTTTTCAATCTGGAAGCAACTCCACCATCAATGTCAGGCAATCCTTTCAATTGATTTATTGAATCTGCAGCTTTTATCAATTCATCTTTAGCTTGGCCAATTGCATCTGTGGTGTTGCTAAAATTAAAAATCCATGCGACAAAATTACCCCATCCCACAGTGACACTAGTTGAAGTCATAGCATTTGTTGCAGCCGAAATAGATTGTAAACTAGCTCCTAACTTTTGAAGTTTACCAGGAATACTATCATTAATATCTCCAACTGTTGCTAATTGATTAATAATTGGAACTACAGTTTTTATTTGATTTACTGCTAATTGAATTGGATTAGTTATCATGAATAATCCTTGAACAAAACCATATATTCCAGTCATTGTTGCAGTGAATGTCATTTCTGTCATTACAATGCCTATGTTCAATATAAATTCACCAATCTTTTTAATGCCTTCCAAGTCATCATCAATATCAATGCCTCCAAAGTCAAGTGCATCCACTAACATTTGTATTCCTTTCATACACAGTAATGCTTCGGCAGCTAATGCAGTTACAACAGGAATCATCACAGCTATTACTACAGCGATTGTTAGTAAAGGCACTAACATTGATGATGCACCTGCACTTATTGCAGATAACCCTCCAGAACTAGCTTGCATTCCTGCCCCTGCACTTGCTGCTTTAGAACCCACATTTCCCATTTTGCTAGCATCTTCAACCACATCTTCAGTAGCCTTTGAAATTTTAGACATTCCTTTTGTATCAGGAATATCACCCATAACTTCTGCAACTATTTCTGATTCAGATTTTAATGCATTCGCAGAAAGATTCATGTGCCCATATTTCTCTTCCAACACAGCCATCTTAGACAAACTCCCTTCAGAGGAAGCAACTTGATAATCTATCATATCCTGTAACATTTCAGCATCATTAATATCTACAGGCGAATTTTTAAAACTAACATTTCCCCCACCAAATGCAGCAGCCTCTTGAATTGCTCCAGGAGTCAACCCAGACAGATTATCAGCAATATCTGCTGCAGATGCTGCCTCTTCAGCAGCACGAAATTTATTTAACCAATCAGTAGCAATACTCACACCATCACTAACTGCACTAAAAGCATCTCTAATACTTTTTATACCTTGAGCAGTTTGAGCTGCAAAACCCATTCCTTGACTAAATATATCTATCCCCTGAGCAGCAACAATAATACTTGCAGCAAAATCTCCCCCTGTAGATGAATTTAAGTCCAAGAATGCTTGTTTAACACTTTTAATTTGAGGTAAAAATTCATTACCTATTTTTTTACCAGCACTGCTAAAAGCTTTTCCTAATCTTGCATCTAAACCTTCATTGGTTTCCATTAATGCAGATGTATCTCCAGTTAATTGTTGTACTGCTGCAATATAACCTTTGATATCACTCTCTTCTCCATTCCATAAGCCAGTTCCTTTCAGTGCATCTGTTGTAATACCATACTGGTCTAATGATGCACATGCTCCTTTAATACCTTTAGAGAGGTCCATCATTGCTTGCTCTGATAACTCAACTGAACCTGTCTGTGCCAATACTTTTGCACCAAATGCAGCTATTCCATCTGTTGCATCATATATCTGAGCATCTGTTGCACCAGTAGCTGTTTTAAATGCATTCATTGCAGGAATCAAATTCTGCATACTTACAAGACTAGTGTTCGTAACCTCATCAATATGTTTGTTTAATTTTTCTGCTGCAGCTGCATTATCACTCATCATGTTGACAAGTACACTGTTTGTTTCAGCTTTGTTTGTTGTAGCAAATAATAAATCCGCTGCGGATTTCCCATTAGATAAACTGGCTATAAGATTGTCACTAACATTGCTTAAATTTTGAAATCCTGTGTTTGCACTGTTAAGTGCATTAGTAATTGTAGATGCCATGCTTTGTGCATTAGATCCAACATTTTTAAATACATTACTTGCACTATCTGTTGCACCAATATTAAGCATTATGTCTTCTAAAGTAGCCATAATATCATCTATTTATTTAAATTTGTTTTTATTGAGTTCTTCCTGTATTTTTTGATATTCTTTATATTCATTACGAACTATATTGCTGTATTTATGTATTAATAACATCATGTCGGGAGTGAATTTTTTTCTGATTACTTCACTTATTACAATCCCTAGATGTTGTGATACTCTAAAATAAACTTCCCCCATGAAACTATCACTCATTGAGAAATAATTCCTCTGTTTTCTGCTCATCAATATGAAGCATTTTTCTGACTTTCTGATACAGATCTATTACAGTTGTGACTTCTATCTTATTCCAAAATTTTAATTTTTGATTATATGTTTTGAAACTAGTGTTTTCAAATTCAACCTGTCTTGCAAGGAATTCTCTCATTCCCTGTGTTTTATGTTCCATATCATATTCCTGTTCTTCATATTTATCAGCAATGTGTTCTGCAAGTTTCTTTTCTTCTTCAGTATATACCATTTGACCTTGCATTACTTTACTCCAAACAACACGTTCATTAGTGTTCAATTCTTTAAATAGATTTGCATGAGTCTGCATCTCACTGATTGCTTGACTATCAGTCAAGGGTTTGACTATGAGGTCAAGTATTACTTCTTCACCATTCCTCAAACAATATACCATTTGAAGTTTGTAATTCTCTTCCAATTCATCAATTAAAGCCAATAATTCTTTTTCAGATTTAATATGCTTACGGACAGTTTCCACATTCTCTTCACTGTTAGCTACATCCAACTTTTTCATAGCTTCCCTATATCTATAAAGAACCTTTTTCAAAAAAGTTAATTCCTCATCTGTTAAATCTTCTTGATTTAAACATTTTTCAACAACAGCAAATTCATCTTCATCCAAGACATCCAAAGGTAATTGCTTACACTCTGTAAGATATTGACTTTCCAATAAAAATCCATCCATAAATTCTTTTTCATCACCAGTAACAACTTCTTTTGACATATACGATTAACTCCTTTGTCGATTTTAAAAATCTTGTAAAAAAAAAATAAAAATAATAAAAAGCATTTGTTATTAATGTTTAAATAATAATGCTTCAAATTTAATACCAAAAGTACCATCAACAGCAGTACTATCAAAATCTGTAATTGTGGCGTATCTCAATACTCCTCTTTCTTCATATTCCCCATCATCGATAATATTATAACAAGCAATGTTTAATGCTAATGGATTTGAATCCAATTCCTCGATAATCTCTTGCACATCATCCCAATATTTATATGGAATATCAGATAACTCCCCACTATATTCTTCATCAGAAGTTTTCCATCCCACACCATGCTTTGCATTATCAACTTTAATCCTTTCTCTTTTCCATTTACCTGAAAATTTAATTCCTTTACCTGGGATTAATTTTTCATTAAATTTTAATATTGCCATGTCATAGGTTTTTTCAATAAATTCAACAGTTTGATCAGTCATAATATAATCCTCCATTTTTTTTAGTTAGTGACTTCCCCTGCAAGAATATCTGGTGGGGATATATACATCTCAGAGACAATGTATAATGTTGAATTAACAGGTTTTGATATAGTTTTAATATGTAATTTAGGCACACTTGAAGGTGATTCTGAAACTATTGCCTTGGTTCCTTTTTGCATTGCCCCTTTTCTAATTTCCTCATCAACAATATCATCAACATCTGATTGTATCATTTTGAAATTAACTTTTAACTCGTTACGTTTTAATTGAGGATAACTTGCAAAATGAATTCTTCTTAAAAGATGGTCAGTATTTCTTCTGAAATGAGGTAACGCATCAGCAGGTCTTTCAGCACGTGCCATTGCAGAAGATACTCCAAGACATAATTTCGCATGTTCAATATTTCCATCCATCTCCACTCTGATGAAATTGATACCTGCATTTTGAAGCAATTCCTCTTGATTATCAGTTCTAATTATAACATCTTCAGCAGATACGCTTCTGAAATCATAAAAACCCGGTTCCTCATCGTATGGGGTTAAACAGAATCTTGCACACATTTCAGGATAAAAGTCAGATACACATGGCCAGATTCTACTTTTTTGAATAAAAGTTGCCTTAGAATCATCAGTGATTTTCATCATATCCTCATCTGTTGAATATTCAACAGTAAATAATGCATTTTTTGGTCTTCCTTTTTTTGAATCATTGACCATAATCTCATTCAAAGAAGACATTATTCCAACAATGGTAGCTATTTCATCATCAGTTATTGATTTAGTTTTATCTTCTTTTTTAAAGCCCACAATATTAATTTCACCAACATCTTGTTGAGTCATTGCTACATTGAATGCTTCTGCCCACGCCTCCCCATTGGTGAAATCTATACTCCCCATATCGATAACATAAATAAAAGGTAAACCAATATCCTCACTGTAGACTTTTTTAGTTTCTTTTAAAAATTTTTTACAAAATTGGTAAGTCATGTTAGTCTCTGCATTTCCAATTCCTCCATTTTCAATACTAGAGCCAACTTGTTCTATATTCCTATACTTTTTGATTTGAATATTATCTGCTTCCACTGTGTTTCCAGTTTGCCCAATAATCAAAGGGATAACTGCACCTTCACCATTCACCATTGGATCATGGTCTGTTTCAATAGATGTAATATTAGGTGTTTGTTCAATTGTCATTCATAATCACCATTGTTTTTTTTATTCATATCTTTTTATTTTTTGAGTTTCCTAAGAAATCTGATAATATTTTATCAAATTCTTTTTCAGTAATAGATGGTTTCACATCTTGATAACCATATTCTTTTTTCTCTTGCTCAAATTGAGACAATAAACCTGCTTTAGCTAATGCTCCAACAATGACATATTCACGTAATGGAGATTCAGCTACTAATTCATATAGTATTCTTTTCTGAGTTGCAGGAGTTTTAATTTCTTTAACTTCATCTAATGGTTCTTGTTTTTTCTTTGTCATATTAAATCATCTTCAATTGTTAAATCAGTTGCCACAATTCCTCCAAGGTCATGTGACATAATATAATTCAAATCAAATTTGATTAATGTTCTCAAAACTGGTTCTGCAACATCCAGTTCATCCATTTCAGAAATACCTGATAATCTGAATGATCTTTTGATGATATGATGTTTTTTGAACCAACTAGTGTAATCATTTCTTTTTGGATGTGGGCATTGGCTCTTTGCGGATCTACCATTCATGACAGTTAATGCTTCACATTCCCTATCTAAAAAGTTGCATGTTCCATCATTGTAATGGCTGCATGTAGTGTAATGATTTCCTAATGCTTTGAAAAACAGTAATCTTATTTGACTTAATATAGTATGTCTTTCTTCTTCTGTGTCACACCATATATTAACCCATATTTCAGCACTATGTTCAAGTACAATTCTTTGAGTTTTATCTGTCCGATAATCTCTATTTATTTGCATGTCTGAAGCAATGTCAAGAGTAATGCAAGGGGTTTTATCTTTTGATTTTAATCTTTTCACAATAGGAATTGTTTTATCTTCATAAGTAATGTTACCTTTAAGAAGTTCCCAAAATGCATTTACAATAGGATACATTAATATTTCACCCCATTATACCTTCAGCAATAAGCATGTCCTGAATATTTAGTTGAATAATATTTTCTCCAACAATCCTCTTTGCAGTACGTGTGACAAAAGGATTAGCTTCAGTACCTGGATGATTAACTTTTCTTGCAAAATGCATTTTACCATCCTCTTTTCCTTTCCAAGCTAATAATGGATTTCCAGTTATAGTATGTGCCTTTGAACCATATTGTACAACTCTCCAATATTTAGCATTAGCTGTTAAACAAACCCTACAAATACTTGGATGGGAAGTTCCAATACTCCTTCTAAGGTTTCCTGTTTTTACAGGTGCTTCTTGTTGACATATGCTATCTGCTTCGGCAATAGTTCTTTGCAATGCTTTATCTGCTATTTTAGTAATGTCTGCACCAACCACCTGTTCAAAATGTTTACTAAATTGGATATTAATCGACATGCTCATAATTAATCTCCTCTTTTCTAAGTTTTTTGATTGTGAGTTTTTTATGATTTATCAATCCATGATTCCATGTTTCCACAGATCCTACTATTTCAAAAGTACCTTCATCAGGAATCCTTATTAAGTCTGTATCTTTAACTGGAACATTAATATTCAAGTAAACATTATATGTATCTTGTAAAATTTTACCAAAAACTCTTTGAGATGATTCTGGAGATAATGGTTGGACATCTGCAGGACATTCGCATTTATATTGATATTCATGTTTTTCTCCAAAAAAATCTTCATCACATTCATTATAAGAATATAATTTTATAGTAGCATTATTGAAAAAAGGAATCATAATTATAACATCCTTGTAAGTGATTTTCGCCTACTATTTTTCAAGGTGTTCATGCGCTGATTTATTAATGCAATTAAAGAGTTATTTGTATCAAAGTTAAGAGATACATCTTTTTCTTTCACACTGGATGCATTTTTGGTTGGAGATGAGTCTAACTCATATAGAAGCATATCATAAGCCAATGGCAATATCTTTGAATTAATGAAACTATCTGATTCTTTACTTGTGTATTGTACAATTAATGCTTCTCCTTCATCTAATTTCTTCAAGAATCTTAACCTACCATTTTCCTTATCAAGAATATAATCCTTCGGGCATATTCTTGTATAATCTACTTTGACTTGGAATATTGTTTGAACTGGATAATGTTTGATGTTGTAATCTTGACTATCCCAGTTGAAATTGAATTCAGTATCAACATGTGCTACTGGAAATATATTTATTCCAGTTTCGGATTCAATTTTTCTCAATTGAATTTCAAGCATTTTAGTTATTGTTTCATCATCATAAGATTCTGGAGAAATGTTTTTGGAAGTTAAAAACGATTTTACACATTCAGTATCAATATTCATGTTTTGCATAATTCTAAAAACTCCCAAAGCATTTATTTTAAAAAAAAATATTATTTATGTGAATACTTTATCATTGTTCTGGAGTTTCCTCTCAGATAGTTGTATTCTTATTAACAGTTAAATTTACACTAGTATTTTCGGAGTTAACAGTAACATTATCATAGGATGCTAATGCAGTGTATCCTTCAGGTACAGTGACAGTTACTGAATATACTCCATAAGGAACCTTATTAATTGATGCTCCTCCAGCATTACCTGTATCCCCCGAAGTGTAAGTATTTCCACCACTGGTTAAAGTTACTTGAGCCCCAGCAACCCCCTCGGCATTATCATCTTTTACTGAGAGGTTAACTTTACTGGTTTTAGCTTCAGTTAATGCATTAACTACTTCAACCACTTCAACTAATTTATCATAGAAAAATTTGTCTACTCCTTCTCTTTGTTTGTAAATTTTAGAGAAAGGAGGTAATTCAATAGCCATAAATTACAAGCCTCCTTTTTAGAGTATGTTTTAGTTTTTAGTGAGTATTAAGCTAACTCTAGATTCAGCTGCAGATACATCATAATCTGCAATAGCAATTTTAGTGTAACCAGATGGGATTGTATCATAATCTACATTGTATGTTCCATATGGTACCTGAATCATTTCAGCTAATCCACGATTGTTACTAGTTCCTGATTTGAAAACATTGTTCTTTTCATCAGTAAAACTGACTTTAGCTCCTTTAACCGGTTTGCCATCAGTGCCCATGATGTTAAAGTTAATGTTACCTAATTTTGTTTTAGTTTTTCTGTCTTCATCACGACCAATACCAGTAATCATACCATTTTTATATTCAGCATCATTATATTGAGTAATAACTTGAATAATTGATTGACTTGTAGCTAATTTAGTTTTAGCAAATGGTACAACAGTAGGAGGTTGGAATTCACGTACTTTAATACTTGATGTATCAACAACCGCTAATTTTTCACCTTTACTAGTGTCAACATGCCTATCAACAATGATTGGAATGATGTTTCCTGCTGCAGTGTAAATACCAGTTACTTTGTATCCTGCAGTTAATTCATATTCTAATGGTTTAACAGTTCCTGGGAAGTACAAATCATTTATTTGATTTGCTACTTCTGGAGTAGCGACTAATCCAGTTGGGTAACCATTTTCTTGAATGATAGCTTCAACAATAGAAACAATATCATCTTTAGTTAATAAGTCCCCTCCTAAGTCAAATGTGTTAGTGTGGATAGTTTTGAATAAACCTTTGAAATCTTTAGTTTCTTCTTCACCAGCTCCTTCAAGTAAAGTGTAATCTAATGTGTTTGCCATATCAATTAAACCATCTTCAAGGTCATCTTTGAATAAATCAAATTCAGCTGCTTTTTCCGCAATATCTCCCATGTTAATATTATAGTGCAATATCTTCATGAAAGCTACTCTTTTATCAAAGTCAGATGGGGTGTAAGATTGAATTTCATCATCTTCTAACATGAAGTTAGTTCTGGTTTTGTTTTCTTTTAATTTGTACCCTACTTTTACTTTTGCTGTTGATTTTACACAACCTTGGCTTTTTAGGAATTCCAAATATGGGGTTTGTAATGATACTCTTTTCTTGAGTTCAGGATCCCATTCAACAGGCATTACTGCATTTGCATTCATTGTTGTTTGCATTGCTTTTTGTAATTCTTGCATACCACTGTTCAAATCCATGAAATTGGATTGTAAATCTTTTAATGTCATTTCTTCAGACATATGTTTATTCCTCCTTGTTTGTTCATAATCTGGATAATAATCCAGAGGATTTTTGATTAGCTCCAATGTTTTTGAAGATTTCTTCAGTAGTGAAAGTTTTAGTTGTATTCACTTCACCTTCATCATCGCTGTGGTTTTGCGGTGCTGGAGTTGGGTTCGGATTACGATTTTTGTTAATATAATCTGCTAATCCTTTTTGGAAATCTTCATCAGTGAATTTGTTTTTATTGATTTCATCTAAAAGTTCTGATTTTAAGGATTTTAACTCTTCAACAAGAGCTTTTTCCCCTACATTGTCTCCATTATTGTTATTGTTTGCTGGAGGTTGAGGTTCAGTTAACTCGCTAATCTTTTCATCAATAATTCTTTCAATATCTGATTTAACTGCTTCAATCACAGTACTTTGAATTTCTTCTTTGTTTTCTGCAAGATATTCATCCATGAAATCTTTGCAGATACTTTTAACTTGTTCTTCAGTAACATATTTTTCATTGTTCTGAGAATTACCGTCTTCTGGCATTTTGTTTGCCTCCATGTTTTTTCTTAAAATATGACATGCTCCAGCTAAACATTTAGTTTCAACAACATCCACATTTTTAGCTGTGGTGACTGTTCCGAATGTGTCATAGTTAGCTGGCATGCCTGTAAGACTAATCTCAAAAAGGTCAATATCCTTTATCTCCCACCCATCATTGGTTTGGTCATAGTCTTTTATTCTACCACCTATACTTAATCCAAGCTGCACACCAATGTCTAACATCTCCTTAATAAGAGGAGCAAATTTAGATAAGATTGTGGCTCGGATTTTCAAGATATTATTATCTGAATCTACAACTTTAGTAATAGCTCCAAGGATTCCTTTGAAGAGAGTATACTCGTGATCCCCATGAAGATTTTTTCTAGTTGTAGTTAGTTGAATCTTCATTGAATCAATTGCAGATTGAAGAATAACATCTCCTTCTAAATCTCGATTTGTTGTAGATGCCACTCCTTCTATGGTTAACGTTCCATCATCATTTAAATTATATGATTTATGTGTTGATGGAGCATACCATTTGAATAGCAGCTTGTCTTCAGTTTTAACTGTCATAATTATTTCAACTACAATATTATTATTTTTTTTAGAGAAGTGGGATTAGGGATTTAAACCCTTATATAATATTTTTTTTAATAAGTAGCAATCCCACATGATGATAATAAAAAAAAGAGGTGAATTAAATAATTTTGAGATTATATTAAAGAAAATATTGATAGTTTTTTTATAAATTAATTTACATAAGAATATAAAAAAAATTCGTTTGTATGCACAAAAATTGGATATTCTTTTTTTTCTTTTAAAACCTCAAAATTATTTTTATAGTGTTTTTTTCCCAAACTATGTGTTTCAAAAAAAGGGGAAAATTATTAGCTGATAGAAGTTAACTGGTGTATAGAGGATTTGTTAACCCAGTTTACTCTGGGAAATAAGGTACTTAAAATATTGTTTTAACTATTTAAGAGATGGGAAAATATGTTTTAGACACCAGTCTTAAAACCTTTTTTTCCTATTTATAAAAAGTTCAGTTTATAGATTATTTTATTTTTTTGTGGTGGATCAGGGAATCGAACCCTGCCAAGATAATTTCCACCATACGATAAAAAAAATTGAAAGATGGTTTATATAGATTAGAAAATAAAAAAATTAAATAACAAAATATAAAATGGAGGTGATACACTTTGTCACAAAAAGACAAAAAAGGAACTGATAAACAATCAACCAACGAGTTTACAAAAGATCTTTCTCGTAGAACTCAAAAGGGAATAAGATCAAAGCCAGTCCCAAAAAGATCAGATGATAAATAATGAGATAATTACATCTCATTAATTATCTATAATTTAACAAAATAAAATAATTATAAATAAAATTAAAAATATTAAAGTTAAAAATCCAGATATTTTCAAAAGACAAAACCCTTGACGCCCTTTATTAATTTTGTTCTCTATTAATTCATCATTCTTTTTAATAGCTTTATTATATTCATCCAACGTTTCTGAAACAATAATTGCTTCAGAATCATTGTCCTTTCTAGCTTCAATTACTGATTCATGATGGGGAATCATTTGATAATCATCTTTGAAAGTATATGCATCAATAAATAGATACATTGAAATGAAATAACCTATAATAGATACTAACATTAACTCAGATAAAATCAATTTACAACATAATGCCACAGCCAAATCAGTATTTAATAAAACATCATCAATCAATAATTTAGTTATTAATGTAGATTGAAGGGTTAACATTGCTCCAGATAAAATAATCATTTGGCTATTTTTTGAATCAACTAGCTCATTTCTACGTTCATCTTCTTCATATACATGAGTCATTAATTCAAGTAATAATTTGTCTCGGTTTAATGTTTCATTATCAGACATGGTGAATCCTCCAATTTATGGTTATGAATTAATATGATAGTTTATGTGGGGGAAATGTTCAAAAAAATAATGGTATTAGAATCTACCTGAAGTATCAGAATAATCCCAACAAATCTTATCAAAACTACGGTAATTAGGATTATCTTCAAAAATATCAGAAATAATATTATCTTTATCATCCGATAAAATTAATTTTCTATATTTAGCTGTGTAAAATCCATGTTTATAATCACGTTCTGTTGGTGAAATCCAATACTCAATTTTAGCGGAATAACCATTAGGAAAATTAAATACTCTTTCCACATCTTCCCCAATAATCACATGATCTTCCAACATTTTCAATTGAGTATCTCTTGGAACATAATTAGGATTCTTTTCTATAACTTCACTTATTAATTTTCCGTCTTTGAATAATTTCAATATTCTAAAATAATCACTAGATCTACCTCCTCTACAATAAAGTACATCTTTAGAAGGTAATGATGATTCATCAATTTCATTATAATCTGAAAATGGTATTTCTGTCATATTCATACCATAATCAACTTGAACTTTCCAGTTATTATGGAAATAAAATCCTTCAACTTTTTCACCACCCAATCTAATGAATGCCATAAAATCACCATTTATTATGAATTAATATATGTTATGATAATAACTTATTTAAATAATTTGCTTTATTAGGATACCTCTTCTTAAACACAGAATGATTGATTAAAAACATTTCAACACTATCCGCAAAATCTTCAGCATAAGGAGCATTTTCATGTTCCCCTTGGCCAATATAATCATCAAAAGCCGGTTCAGTGATAAAATAATCTGCAGTTAGTTTTGAAAAATCACCATTGGGTAATTTTTTCCTTAAATCTTCATTAAGATTCCGAACATACAAATCAGAGTTAGACACATATTTATTAGTAAAATCAAAACAATGCGCCATTTCATGAGTTAAAGTTCCCCAGATTGTATTCTCATCATTAGGTTTTAAGATATTAATTATTTTTGGTTTATCTGGATGAACATAACCCATACTATTTCTAGAACTTTGATTACTTAAAACTATTTTTTCACAGTTTACTTTTAATTTTTTAGGTAACCTCTCATAAACTTCTAATGTCCGAATAAAAGATACATTTGTTCCAGTGCGTGATCTATAAAAAGTAACAAGAAGTTTTTTCTTATTTTCATCTGCGAATATCTTATACTCATAACATAATTCATCTTTCAAATAAGTTTCTGTAGGAAAATCAATATTACTATTTTCAGTGCATTCAACATAATAGGTTCTTTCAGAACCTTTCTTACCAATGAGTATATGACTCTTTTCAGATATTATCTTAAATTCGGCCCCTGCATCAATAACATTACCTGAATCAGATGAACTTACTTTAGTTGAATTGAATTTAACATTATTTTGAGTTGCATTATTCAAACATAATATCGGATCAGCATCACTATCAGGATAACCTGGTAAAATTCCATGTCTTATATATGCCCTCACGGAGCATCTGCATAATGGATGGAAAGGTACCAAATCACCTGCATCCTCTATAAGATAAATCTTTGTTTCTGCTTCTCGACAAATAGCACATACCTTATCATCACCCGCAGTTAAAATCTTAACCTCATGTACACCATAATTAGCATAAGACTGCAAACGACCCTGTGTCATTGCACGTGCTGATTCAGTACGAGCAATCATCATAGCTCTTTGACGAGCAGATAATGTTTTACCAGTTAATGAATGATTAGTAGCATCTAATATTCGCTTAGCTACTTCCGGCATTCCTTCACCAGCAGCAATACCTGCGAATATTTCTTCCCGTATATGGTTTTTCAAATCATCATTAACATTGCTGATTAATTCAAAGTTATATGATTGTAGAAAATGTAGACCATATTTTGTTGCATCGTTATAGTATCGGGTTCTTTTTATCTCATCAGCACCTGCCTGTAATCCTGAATCATAGATACGTGATATGATTTCATCTGCTTTTAAACTGGTATCATGAACTATTTCTTTAATCTGTTCATCTATTTTAGCAAATGTATGGTCGTTGTATTGTTCGTTTTCATAGAAGATTCTTCGTGCTTCATCTGAATCTAACCAATCAATATAGAATTGAGTTTGATTATTAAATCCATCTATGATGCTGTTGAAGTATTTTATTTCGTCAACAGATAAATTAGAAGTATCGAATAATGCTTTATCAAACTCTATGATATCCATGAGAAGTTTGTTTGTGCATATTCTATGTTCACTTGCCGCAGTTGTCATTGGTAATCAGCCTTTAATCTTTCAATAGTTAATGCTTTGCGATAAGTTTGTAATTGTTTTTGAGCATCTGGTTCAGAGTTAAGTTCATTTAAACCATTATTACCTGCATAAGATAATGGTCTATCCCCCCAATCAACAGGGTCAAGACCATAACCTGCACGAATTTCATTAACAAATGTAGATCCATTTCTAAGTTGTTTATCTTCAATAGATGCTCGTTTTTCTTTGTCTTCCAAGTCCATCTCTGTGAATCCAAATAGTTCTTCAAACCCTGAACGGCCAAAGACTTTGTTGTGTGCACCTTCAAATAATTTCAACCAACCACTTAAATTTGCTTTCACTGTTTCTTTTTGTGATTGACCAGTACCTCCTCCAAGATTACCTGACTCGATAATTCCTGCTTCTGCAGGAGTAACTCCATACATGGATAATGTAATATCCCTCACTAAGTGTTCCAAGTCAATGTATTGCATATCCTTATTACTAGTCTGTGTTTGTATATACTCAGCACCTTGAACAATCAGAACACCGTCAGGATTTTCCTTACGATCCTTTTCTAATCTTTCAATCTCACGCAATAAATCATCATATTCAATATTAAGATCATAATTCATCACAGCTCTGGGATTAATACCATTATTTTCAAAAACGCTGGTATTATATTTCAAACCATACAATTGTAAAGCAAGATATCTAGCTAGTGAATCAATGAGACTAGTTCCCCATTTTTCCCCTCGTATTCCCGGTTCATGGAAATGAATTATCTCATCATTTTCAAAACGAACATTATTATATTTCAAACCCCATTGGTCAGTTGTATAATCATACATCATCCATTCAAAAGGAATGAATTCTAATCCTTCAGGTATACCCTCAAATACTTCATTATAATGCACACGTGCAAAACCATCTCCAGTAACTAGGAAGCTATCTAACATACGTGTAATATATGTTTCAAAGAATTCCCCTGCATATATTCCCATAGGATTTTTCAGTAAATTATTTAAGTAGTTGACAGTTGATGGATGATTGAATGATTCGTCAGGATTAGTAACTTGATAACCCAGGGAGATAACTCTATTCTTTATGACTCTTCTGCAAACTCTTACCCATGGCATATCCCCTGCTTCAAAGTATGTTCCAATGTTTAAACCAATATCTTTTACTCTTGGTTGTAGTGCCCAAAGGTGACTTAATCTTAATTTGTCTGCTTCAGACCTTTTAGGTTCACGAATAGCTGGAAGATTCTTTATTCCTTTAACTATTCTATTGTTTTTCCAATTCATAATTTGATTCTCCGTGGTGCATGATAAATTTGTTTTTTAGCTGTTTTCATTGGTCCACAGATTCCACCACGCCACATATCGGGACAGTGATCATCTTGTTTAAATGGTTTATCTTCTCCACGTTGTTGGGATTGTTTATCCCAACAGTAAGTTTGAGCTTGTTCAATACTGTTCCTACAGTTCACATGTATCTTGAATCTACGGGTAGCTATGAGGCTTTGTATTGTTGCAATATCTTCATTAACATCAGGAGTGTATGTTTTAACTTCCATTCTGATTCTTTTATCTTTTTCACAGGCGGTCTTTAGTGATGCTGCATCGTGAGGTAAATACAATGTATTATTACTATCAAGTTTATACTGGTTTTGTAATGTCACAATATCATCCACTCTTTCATCATCAGATTGAGTAACTCCTTCAACTTCAGCATCATAATATGTTTCATCTAACAAGTAATATGAATTTCCTTCAACAACATCTCTCTTGATACCCATTACCCCAAACGTGGTGACTGTGCTAACTCCATAATCACAGCAAATATTAATATCATGAAGTTTAGGCCTATATCTGAAAGTGTTTTCAGATTCAACAAATTTATCATAAATAGCTCCTTCAGCAATAACCCATCTTCCAAGGATATATCGGTCGTATTGAAGCTTGCTTGCACTGTATAATGATTTCAGATTATCAATATATCCTGGAGCTAAGTTCAGATTATCCTCGAGGGTGAAATGCCATACTTTAGCAATACCTTTCTTTCGTAATTCAGGATTGTTGATGTATTGTTTATAAATATAATGATAAGGACTGTCGGGGTTCATTGTCAAGAATATTTGTGCCCCTGAAAGACTACACCTCGACATTGCCATTTTGATGGCTGATTCTGGTGCTGTGGCAGCTTCATCACCATACCATCCTGCAACAGTCATACCTTGTATTCTAGCAGTTGCTCCTTCATCATTGAATCCAACAATATAAGTTCTTTTATCTCCAATGTCCAAGTAACCATCATATTTATCATAGTCATAATATAATTTACCATGAACCATTTTGATTAGATCTTCAATAACATTCCGTTCAATAGTATCTCTTGTTTTACCTGTCAGGAGAAATCTATCATGGGGGCTATTTGCTTGGAAGTTTAACCATCTGACATTAGCATTGGTTGTTTTACTTGACCTTACTGACCCATGCAGAATGTTCAGGAATGCATCACTATTATCCAAAAAATCTAATGCTTTCTTACTGAATACACCATACTCAAAACTTTTAATGGGCCTTCCATATTTCCCTCGATTTTTTGATGGCATCTGCTAATTCTCCAAACCCTTCATTAATATTAATTTCAATATTATCTTCTTCATGTTTGAAGTAATCATTATATATCTTATTAGCTTGAATAGAAATATTTGCAACATCTTTCCATTCAGTTTTCGAATTTGGATCCCTAGCATCTTGTTTAGCCCGCCCAAAAATAGTGGGTAATTCACTAGCTACTTTAGCAACACCCTCCATATTATCTGCAATAGTTTGTGCAACAATACTCATAGTGTCTTCAGCAGCTTCAATTTTATCTGCTTGACTTTGAACTGCATTTTCCGTTTTATTTTTAAGTTCTTGTCTTTTATTCAGTTCAGCTTCAACTCTATCTTCTATTTTAATATTTTTTGATTTGTATCTATTTAAAGCGGCAAAAGAAATCTTTTCATTATATGTGTTTTCCAGCCAACGAGAAACACTTCTTCCAGATTCTCCACATGATAATCGTTTGATTATTTCATTATAATGTGGGCTGGATTCTACTTTATTTTTTCTTGCCATGTTCATGCACATCCAGTTAACTTTTTTTTGTAATGTAATGAAATAATTTTGAAATGTTTCACTGAAATGTTTCAGTGAAACATTAAATGTTTAGAGAATTTTTTTATGAAATTTTGTAAAAATTATTATAAAATAAGAGGGAATATTAAGAAGAGATTATGAATGTTTTTTTTATATTATGTATAAAAATGTATAATAGTGAGAATTGTTATTATTTAAAAGAAGTAAAATATAAAAAAACATTATTTTACTCGTTTTTCTCTTAATTAATATGTATCCCTCTTCAATAATATAAAGTGGAAAAATAGAAAAAAATAGGTTATAATTGAATAATGTTATCATAAAAACTAGTAATTATTAAACACTAAAATTTAAAACACGGGGTTTTTTATTTTCATAGTGAACAAAATACTATAATTTTATCATAAAAGTTAAACACTATATTAATTTTAAAAAATTCACAACTACAAACTGAAACCCATCAATCAAAAACACTATCAACGCACCAATAAACGCTATGAACACTCCACTACGTATAGTAAATAATTGATTCTCCTCATTAGCCTGTTCTTCCTGAATAGCCAACTGCCTTGTTTGAATTGCAATACTTTCATCCATCTTCTTAATTAACTTTTCCAATTGCTTATTCTGAAACTGATCACTTGCTTCCAGTTTACTTATACGAGATTCCTGTTTACAATATTTATCATGCAAATCTCTTACTTGACTAACATCTTGGATCATTAACTATCCCTCCAGAATTAGAATAACTTCTTGAAATCCAACCTACAATTCCTCCTAAAGCTACTGCTGCCAATTCATTATTCCCCATATATGTACTTAAAATTCCTATAATTATTATTCCGACTATTGCCAATGTTGTGTTATTAAAAGTCATTTTTTCATCTCCTAAAAAAAAATTATTGAATGGGTGAAACAGGTATTTGAACCTGCATCCTATGGTCTGGAGCCATACATATTACCAGATTGATACTATCCACCCATATTTTGGATTGTTGGTGGAGGGAATTGCACCCTCAACTTTTGAGTGGTTATTAATGTTACAATAAAAAAATAAGCTATTACCAACATTTATTATAAAATGTAAATCAAAAAGAAAAAGAAAAAAAAATAACGAAAAAAATATCCCAATTTTTATCCCCATCTTATTTTTTATTACAATCATTTTTTCTTTTTCATGATTTACACTAATTCTAAACTGAGAGACATGCCTCTTTTTTTTGAAGAAGATAAAACTATTTTTCCATAAATTCAACTGAAAGAATATTAATTAAACGTGTTTAAAATTCTTACCACAATTATGATTAACACTTTATTTTGGAGGAAACCCAAAAAAACTGAATATTTTTTTACTAATGATTAATAGAGAGATAATAAAAAATTTATAATCTCATATTGGATAAATTATTTATTGAAGCTAAATAAACATGTATTTTTTTTATTTGAATGTAGAAATTATAAGATTTAATAATTTAAAGGCGAATATATATTAAAATATGAACCGGAGTTTATAAATACTCTACTTAATTTATTTTTTAATTACTAATCCACATTTTTTACAAACATGCTCATCATGCCACTCATCATAGTAAACCTTTTTGCAATCTTTTTTCAGTTTTTCACAAACAGGACACTCTATTTCTGCATGTTTCATGTTTTTAAAAAATGTATTAGCATCCAATAATATCCTCCCACATATAATTATGAAAAAAATTTTTTCCTCTTCAATAATATAAAGTGGAAAAATAGAAAAAAATAAAAAATAAGGGTTATTAATAAGTGATAAAAAAAGACAATATCTAAAAATCAAGAGCATTTATAGAACATATTAAAAAGATATGTATTAAAATTCAAAACCCAACAATGTTCCTTCAATTGAATTGTCATTCAATTCTAAAACAACATGATCTTCAATATTGAAATTTAAATTGTCTGGAATAGAATCAGAGTTCAACATACATATGTATTGCATATCAAATTTTGTTGTTTTTTCATAAATTAAATTTAAAGCACTAGCATATTGTCTAGAATCAACACCATCAAAAATATTGCTATCATGAATTAAGAAATCTATGTAATTATAACCAACAAAATTTTCTAACAACATTAAATCATAACATAAGACAATCATTTTAGTTTTTCCAGTACTATTTATTCTAGGAATATCCACATTGTATTCAAATCCTTTTTCAGAACATTCAATAATTAAATCTCCTGGAACATCATATAAATAAGATGAATTATCACTAAAAATATCGATTAAAGAATTTAAATGATTTATATTTTCATCATAATTGATTTGAAATCTAGATTCTAACTCTAATAATTTTACTTTTAATTTATTTTTTTTATTAGTAATTTCATCAAATTGCTTGATAATATTTACAATTAACTCATATTCACTTTTTTGTTCAGTATAATATTTTTGCATATTATTATATTCGTTTAAAGCTCCAAAATTATTTAAAATATCCATATATCCAGCTTTTTTATCAGATTTAATTTCAATTTCCTGATTAATTAATGATAAATCATTTTTTATTGATTGGATTTCAGTTTTTAAAAAATTAGTTCTATTAAAGATTATATTTTTATGAAATTCTTTAGATTCTCTTAATGTTTTTTTAACATTTTCCGGAAAATAAAAATTTATTTCATTATATATCTCTTCTACATTAATATCATCAATATTTTCTTCTTTAATAGACTCTTCATATATGTCAATTTTTTTATTTAAAAAAATAGTTTTTTCAACCAACTCTTGAATTTCTTTGCTTAATATATCTGCAGATTTTTCAATTTGTCTATAAGACTCATGAACTTTGTAATTATCTAAATCCTCTTTAATTTTAGTTAGGTCTTTCTTTAATCTATTCATTTCTGGAACTAGCTGCCCTTTTGATCCATGAATACTCTTTAAGTTAGAAAAATTTTCATTTAATCTTTTTATTTCATCTCCATATTCCTTATATTTAGACATTAATTTCCAATCAAGACCCACACAAAAACTTGTACAATCAATTACATCAATGTTTTTATGTGTAGAACTTGTTTTGAAAGGAGATTTCTTGATATCTTCATCTCTGCGTATAAAATAACTAATCACTTTCCTAAATGTAGGTTTAAATCTAAATTCCTTTTCATTTTTCAAACCTAATAATGAAGTTCCTAAAACCTCTTTCCATTCATTCAGAGTATAAAAATAAATTTCTTTTTCTTCAGAGTAAGTAGGTTTTAAAGGAAACTTACTAAAATTTCCTTCAACAATAATAATTGATTTTTCATTAAATGACCTCTTAGCATAAATTTTCTCATTAGATATATCTATGCTAATTGTAAATTCCCAATCATTAAATGTGTCTTCAGGCAAATATTTTTTATTTGGAGTTCCGCCTAAGCAAAAATGAATTATATGTACTAATGTAGTTTTTCCAAGTCCATTTCTAGAATTTTCAGTATTATCATCACCCTCTGCCAATATTATATTAATACCTTTATTAAACTGTATCTTTTTAAAACTACTTTTATTAGCATATAATTCATGAATCATTATTAATTCTCCTAATTTTATCATTTTTGAGTTCGATTAAATTAAGAACATATAACATGTCGAGAGTAATAATAAACCTCTCATAATTGTTCACAGATTTATTATCATTTACTTGATTCCATAATTCTGAAACAGAAGAGGGAACATCTAATTTATCCAGCAATAATGCTCCAACATATAATAATGAATCTTTTTCTTCTAGGAATTTGTTTGGCAAAATCATTTTTCAAAAACCTCACATAATTCAAACATATAACATAATACCGATAATGCCGCTGCTTCTTCTATAAATGAATTTGCATCTTTTTTTATATAATTCCATAATTCCAAAAATATTTCATCATTATCATCATATTTTTCTTTAAGTTCTAAATACTTAACTTTAAAAAATGATTTTAATCTATTGATAAAATTTTTATCTAACTTATCCATCTCGGTTACAAATGATTTAACTTCATATGTTTTCATAAGCCCTATATCTAAAAACCTTTTAACCTGATTACTAAAATCATTTTTATCAATTTTATCTGAAACATCAATATGCTCAAATTCTTCAAATGAAAATGAAGATTCATAATCTCCAGAAGAAATGTTTTTAATTATTAGGTCTAATTCTTTTGAAGAAATTTCAAGATTTGATACTTCCAACTGTTCATCCACCCATTTTTCATGATTACTTTTTATTTCATGTAACCCTGATGGAGAATAAGAATTTGGTTGTTTATCAATTTTTTTGTGACATGAGGGGCATAATAATATTAAATTTTCATAGTCATCTAATTTGTCTTCTGGAAAGTTGCCATCACCTCTTGGTCCCTATTCACTTGAGCCAATAATATGTGCTATTTCACCTATTTGAGCAACCCCATCATTTTCAGTTGCATTTAAGACTATTTTTGTTTTGCACATCGAACAACGCCCACCAGCAGATCCAAATAGTAATTTAATAGTTAATGGACTGTAATTTCGATTTGATGACATATTAATTATATATGATTTAATATAATTTAAAGTTACTGAATTTAGAAGATTATGTGATACAATTACATATTTTCAATTGTAATTAATGGCTTTTAGTTCATTCATCATTTCATAAACAATTACAATATTTAATCATTTGCAAGTTCAAAATAATTATTTTATAATATACTTAACAAACATCTATTAAAATTATCCATAAATAATTCAACTCTCACTCTTTTAATTTATCTATATTTTTATTTTATTAATATTTTTATTCATAAAGTCACACCTATACGTTTAGCTTCTCTACGAATACTAACCAACTCTTTATTAAAATTACTGTTCCGATGTTTAGATAAATAACTAGTACCTAATTTATTATTCTCATTACTAATTAACTCCCCATCATTAATTAATTTCCTACGTTTTTGTTGATACTTTGCTTTCTGCTCACGTACCGCCCAGGTCCTGCAAGCTTCCCTGCAATACCCTGTTTTATTCTCAAACTTAATAAATACTCTGCCACAGTATTTGCATTTGCTGATGTAGAATCTTGTTTGTGGATCATTTAATGTTTTCTTCAATAACATCCTATCATCTTTCTAAATTTTTAGATAGTAAGTTTTTCTTCACTTCAAAAACAAACATGTGAAAAGGTAAAAGTTTACCCTGATATTTCACATATTCATTAATTACTTGTGATTTTTTTAATGCTTCATGTATGGTTTCCTGTTTTAATTCTTCACTTATGCATTCAAAATTGGAGACTGTTCTACTTAAACTAATGTATACTCTTTCATATAGATTAAAGTTATTGTTTTCTACATTCTCCACCACAACAAGAAACTGAATTTTCAGAAGTATTGAATTTACCCTCTTCAATCATTTCAATCAACTCATTAAGAATACGAGTAACATTCATCAAAGTATTAAGATTAATACTATGAATTAGAACATCATTATACTCCATGTCTCTCAAACTACCTATGCATTCTTTATAAGTAATAAAAGATTGTTCTTCAAATTCTCTGCTTCTTGTTTTAATAAAATATAGTAATAATTTCTCATCAATCATGCATATTTATCCTCCATGTATTTTTTAACTTTTCATAAAAACTCATGATTACAATATAACCTATCTTAATCATCAAAAAAATCAGTGAGACATAACACTAAACAACAACTAATAATTACACTTACACTAAAAACTACCCAACCATCCATCATACTATATTCTCCCCCCATTATCTCCAACTTGTTATTAACTCATACTCCTCAGGAGTTAACTTCTGTTTTAACCTTTCATCAAAACTTCTTACATCTCTAGGATTATTTTCATCCCAGCAAGACTCAATCTTGGCAGTTAATTCATTAATTTCTTCATTATTCATTTTCAATATCCTCCGTTTTTTATTAATAATCTACAATAATCCACATCATCTTCCATTCTCAAAACACAAAATATTTCATAATTTTTAAGAGCATTAAACTCTGCGAGAGTTATATTTGATAGCCGTGCAGGGTCATCTGTTGAAATACAACACATTACTTCTGCATCAAGAGATACTTTTTGTAATAGTTCAATTAATCTTTCTGCTTTCATTCTTTCACTCCCATAATGGGTAATAGGCTTCTATCTCATAAAAATACATTTCTATAACCTCTTTTCAGATTCTGAAGGATGTTTAAATTTAATCTGAAACAAAACAGTATTATTCCCCATATCAGGATATATACATTGTAGTTCATGTTTCAACAAATCAACATGCTTATAACCTTCAAACCAATCATGAACATTATCCAAATCTTTAAATTTAACCTTTTCAACACTTCTCACTCTACGAATCAGATAATCATCAGTCCACTCAAAAGTACATTTTACCAGGTCACCTTCCTTCAATCCTTTATCAGATTTTCTTATTGTAGCCCTTTTTTCCATACTCCTTAACGGTTCCATGAAATAATTTTCAAATTCTAATGTTTTCATTTTATCAACTTTGCTTCTTTTTTATCATCATCTAACACTATATTATGTTCTTTTAGGTATGATTTTCCAAATAATTCTTCAGCATGTTTACATAACAGATAAGAATCAATTACTCCTTCAGCAGATATTATTCCTTCTTTTTCTAATTTTTCAAGTATATCATTACAACTCATTTTTGGATCTCCTTTTTATTCCGGACTGGTTGTCTTTGACTTGGTTCCGCTACACCATACTTACTTAACAGATAATCCTGCTTATACATCCTCACTGTTTCAATTGCCGTGTCTATAAGTAAACTCCATTTAAAACTCTCATGCTTATCTCTTAATACCTCATGCCATACATCCTTCATGATTCCACCTTTTCTAAAACAGTAAATCTGCCATTACTACGACGCCTAACATGATCCTCACACCTGATACGATTTATAAATTTCTCTCTCCTATAACTAGTCAAACCATACTGCTCCTGCAACCTACAAACACCAACACTTAAATTCTCAAGATAATCTTTCCTGAATTTCTGATACTTTTCCTCATCCTTACTAACATCATAATCAGTTTCAACAATATTAAAAACTACTTTACCCATATCCTCACCAACACACAATATCTAATTTTTCAAAAACATTATAACCCAAATCAGTTAAACGTACCTCTTTTCTTCTTTTAGTATCTGGATCAACATACTCCACTAAACCTTTATCAATCAAATCATACACTGCATGATAAGTTGAACTTGTACAATACTTCCCTTTCTTTTCTCCTAATTTACATATTTGAGAAATTTCTTTTTGTGCCAATTCCATGAATACTTTTTTTCGTAATCTTCCCAGTTTCACAAACTGAGCCAAAATTACCAAATCATCAGCCATACACACATCACCTTATAATATATGAATAGTGATATTATTTCACTCCTTCAGCATAGTTTACTAAGTTTAATCCTTCATTAATTACACAACCCACCAATACATCAAAAGACACTTGTTGTTGTTTGCTAATATTCTTCAGCTGATTTTTCCCAACAAAACCTAAACGTTCATGTATACGATAAACTGTATCCATTGCATTACCATATTCATCATTATCTTGTTTTTCATTTTTTAATCTCTCTTCACGTATTTTACATAATTGTGATTCCAAAACATTTATTTCATCCTGATATATTGCAATTTTTTTTCTTAGTTCTGTTTCTTTATCATCAGACAATCCTATTGCTTTTCTCAACTGTTCTTCGACAAATTCGCTTCTGCTTTGAGGTAATTTTTCTTTTGCTTGTTCCCATATCATGGAATCAATTGTTAATGTTACTGATTTTTTCATAATGTTTGCACTCCATTTAAAAAAAATTATATGTA